TGACAATAGACCTTGATGGCCCAAATGGTAATGCGTTTTACCTTTTAGGCACTGCACAACAACTCGCAAAACAATGTGGGTTGGATGATGTTACGATAACAAATGAAATGCAGTCTGGTGACTATATGAATCTAGTCAAGACAATGGACAAGTATTTTCCTTTTGTTATTTTTGAAACAGACAACCCAGAATACATGGAGGCGTTTAATGCTTAAAGAATTAATATTGGGAACTTTTTTGTCATTTACCCCAGAGGCAAATGCAGAAATGTCATTAGAACCAATACCAATGAAACACTTCATGAGGGAAGAAGCATACTGTCTTGCAGAAAACGTATATCATGAAGCTAGAAATCAACCCCAAGCAGGACAAATGGCAGTCATGTCTGTAACCATAAATCGTGTTAATGATAGTAGATATCCAAATACGATATGTGGAGTTACAAAACAAGGCCCATCTCGTCCTAGTTGGAAAGATGAGACTGTTATGATTCCTATTAAACACAGATGTCAGTTTAGTTGGTATTGTGACGGCAAGTCTGATAGAATTTATGATTTGGAAACTTTTGATAATATTTTAATGTTAGCAGAAGCCATTGTGTTGGGTCAAATTCAAGTATTAGATATCACAGAAGGTGCAACACATTATCATGCAGACTATGTAGAACCATCATGGGCAAAGACTAAGACCAAGACAATAGAGATTGAAGACCACATCTTCTATCGTTGGGAAATTCAAGAATGAAGTCCTTGACATTTCTAATATTTCTTAGTATAATGTTATCTGGTTGTATGCAAACAGTTGAACTAGGTTCGACACTGTATAAAAAATATTGGTTGGAGACTATTGGATGAATATATTCTATCTTAACAATGACCCAAAGGTTTGTGCTCAAATGCACAACGACAGTCATTGCAGTAAAATGATTATTGAATACGCACAGTTGATGTCTACTGCACACCGTTATCTTGACGGTGAGTTTTATTATGGTAAGACTGCAGCAGGACGTAAGATACAACGGTGGAGAATGAATAGTAATCTTGAACACGTTTTGTACAAGGCATCTCATGTCAAACATCCTAGTGGTATTTGGGTACGACACTCAAAACAAAATTATATGTGGTTGTATGAGATGTGGACTGAACTGAATACAGAGTTCATGTATCGTTACAACAAAGATGTACCTCATGAGAGTTATCGTAAACTAAACGATGCACTGAAAGAACCACCAAATAATATGTATGATTTGGGTTTCTGTGAACCGTATCAAGCAATGTTTGATGACGTAAAGAATCCAAACAGCTCAATTCGTGCATATCACGACTACTATATAAAGTATAAGCAACATTTAGCGAAGTGGACGAAAAGAGGAATGCCTTACTGGTATGAACAGGCAGCATGAGTAGTTTAGTTGATAAAGAACCAGAGCGTTATTATGATTGGATGTTATGGAAAATGAGGCAGGAGGCAGATATGGAAGACCCTGTTGATGATGTAACAATACACAATAATCTTAGAGGATGGACTAATACTACTTCTACTGTAACTAGAGAAGAATTACTCAAAAGAGATATTTCAGAAATGCAATATCAAGTTCATAATTTGCAAATGAGAGTAAAAGAGTTAACTGAAGAGTTAGATAGATTGAGAAAATAATGCCGTATTATAATTTTAAAAACAAAGAAACTGGTGAAGAATTTGAAGAGTTCTTTACTATGTCTGGTCGTGAGGAATATCTAAAAGATAATCCACACATTCAACAAACCCCATCAATATTTTCAATGTCTGGTGGTACAGGTGACCGCATCAAGAACGATGCTGGTTGGACAGAAAATCTACAACGTATTGCAGAAGCACACCCATCATCTAATTTAGCAGATAGGTATGGTAAGAAGACTACCAAGGAAATTAAGACAAGAGATGTGTTGAAGAAACACAAAGTGATATAAATAGTACTGTGCCGGTGAGATACCACAGCACCCTCGCAAAGAGATTGGAAGCTGAGTGGTCAATCCACCATTGCACAGGAGCGATAGTGAACCTATCGCTCCGACTTTAATTATAGTGAGTAAAAACATGGCAAAGAAAAAAGATGTGACAATTGATAGTTTGGTGAAAGTCAAACCAATTACGGATAATCAAAAACTCGTATTTAACGAGTACGGAAGTGGAAAGAATTTATTTCTACACGGTGCTGCTGGTACAGGTAAAACATTTATCTCACTGTATCTTGCATTACAACAAGTTTTAGACCCATCAACCCCATATGAATGTGTATACATTGTAAGAAGTGCAGTTCCCACTAGGGAAATTGGATTCTTGCCAGGCGATGAAGAAGATAAGACTGCATTGTTCCAAGTACCATATCAGAACATGGTACAGTTTATGTTTGAACAAGCGTCCGATAGTGCGTTTAGTATGTTGTATGACAGACTAAAAGTACAGGGTAGTGTTATGTTCCTCACCACCTCATTCTTGCGTGGTATCACATTAGATAATGCTATCATCATAGTCGATGAATGTCAGAATCTAAACTTCCACGAATTGGATACTATCATGACCAGAGTAGGACAGGATAGTAAGATTATATTCTCTGGTGATTATTTCCAGACTGATTTACAGAAGAATGGTGAGAAAGAAGGACTAGGTTCATTCATGGCAATCCTTGAAGCGATGGAAGAATTCTCTACGGTTGAATTTACTATCGGAGACATTGTACGTTCTGGTTTGGTTCGTAGTTATCTAATTAATAAAATCAAACAGGGAGTTGAAATATAATGGCAAAGATGTACAGTAGTCCAATCGCTCATGAAGGTACTTCAAAAGGTACTTCTATGGGAAAGAAACCAATTACGTCTACAATGAATAAACACAAAAGACGTAGTTACAAAAAATACAGAGGACAAGGTAAATGAGTAATTTTGATGAATGTTTGAAACTCATACTCCACCACGAAGGCGGATATGTGAATCATCCTAAAGACCCAGGCGGTGAAACTAACATGGGCGTCACCAAGAGGGTCTACGAAAAGTGGTGTATGGAGAATGACCTTACCCAGAAAGACATGAAGGATTTAGAATTTGAAGATGTCGCACCTATCTACAAAAACAACTATTGGGATAGAGTAAAAGCAGACCAAATTCCAGAAGGTTTAAACCTTTGCGTGTTTGACTGGGCTGTTAATTCTGGTACAGGAAGAGCTGCAAAGAAACTTCAGTCAATGATTGGTACAGTTGCAGATGGTGGTATCGGGCCAAACACTCTTAAAAAACTAGATGAGTATATTGACAAAGAAGGTGTTGAGGGTGCGATTGCAAACTACACTGAAATCAGACAAGACTTCTATGAAAGTCTAAGTACATTCGATACCTTTGGTAAGGGATGGACTAGAAGAAATACAGAAACCGAAACAGAAGCGTTCAAGATGGCAGGAGTTTATTTACCAAATTAACCTTGACAAATCTGTTTTACTTTGATATAATTATGAATATTAACTTGAGGAAATATTATGTTTACACACAAACCTGTAGAAATACAAGAACTACAAACCAAAACTGTTAACCGAAAACGGTTTTATCTCACACCAGATGGCAAAATGTATCCATCTATCACAACTGTCTTGGGAAACCGAAAGGCAGAAGGTCTTCATGCATGGCGTAAAAGAGTTGGTGACGATGTTGCAAATTACATCGCACGAACTGCTGCTGCAAGGGGTACGAAAGTACACCATATGTGTGAGGACTTTTTAAATAACAAAGAAGTAAAAAGAGAACCATTTCTCGCTGCAGCGTTGTTTGGTCAATTGGAAAAGACTATCAGTGAAAAGGTAGACAATATCTATTCACAAGAATGCGGTTTGTATTCTAATAAATACATGGTTGCTGGTCGAGTAGACTGTATTGCAGAATACAATGGTGAACTATCCATTATAGATTTTAAGACTTCTCGTTCAGAACGTAATGACGATTGGAATGAGAACTACTACATTCAAGCATCTGCATATGCAGAGATGTTTGAAGAACGCACTGGTCATGCAATCAATCAGATTGTGATTCTAGTGGTAACAGAGGATGGAGTTGTCCAAGAATTCATCAAAGATAAGAATGATTATCTGGGGATGTTGGTAGAAGCGGTTGACGATTTCACCCAAGCATGGGAAAAAGAAAATGAAAAATTGGATGAAAGTCCTGCCGTTATCGGCGCTCCTGTTTAGTAGTGTTGCATTCGCACAAGAAAAGGATACACAAACAGAACTAGAAAAAAAAGGAATGTTTTACTGGGCTCAAAAACCAGCACAATGTTCTAGTAGTGATGCAGTAGTTGAACAACTGAAAAAGCATGGAGAACTTCCTACCGTCTGGATGGAAGGTCTTACTGGAATGCCGAATGGTTCTTTCAATGGTTCAAAATTTGTTATTGCAATTAATCCAAAAGCAAACCCTGTGACATGGACACTACTTGAATTTGTTGATGACGGAAAGCAGGCTTGTATTCTTGGATTTGGTCAAGGGATGATAAATATCAGTACACCAGAAACAGATGGTGTGAAAACATGACCACAATCTGGCACCTATTATTGACAGTGTGCCTTGGAAGTACCTGTGTAGAACAGGATGTCCAGTGGTTTGATGAAGAACAAAAGTGTAAAGAGCTATTACCAGTGTATGCTGGTATTCCTACTGATGGTGATTGGGATACTGTTGAATATATCTGCAAACCTGTAGGAAGTAGAGGAGTATAGAATGTACGAATATAAATGTAAACTAGTCAAGGTCGTTGATGGTGACACAATTGATGTTGACATTGACTTAGGATTTGGTGTCTGGATGCAAAATCAGAGAATTAGAATGTATGGAATTGATACGCCAGAATCTAGAACATCTGACCCAATTGAAAAGGTGTATGGTAAAGCTGCATCTGCGTTTCTAACTAAATGGACAAACGCTGGTGACCTTACTTTGAAAACATTCAAAGATGGTAAGGGTAAGTATGGACGTATTCTAGGAGAGATTTGGTTTGGTGGTGAACACAATATCAATCAACTCTTAGTAGACAATCATCATGCAGTACGATACTATGGTCAATCTAAGGATGAGATTGCAGAAGAACATATTGCAAATCGTTCTATTTTGTCCTTGACAAATGAAGAGTAATTTGGTATAAATATAGTATAGTTTGATGATACAAATCAAATACTGGACAGGACATGGGGGCAGTACCCATCGCCTCCACCATAATTACTTGAGGACAATATGTTTGATAGACTAACAGAGTTTTTTATAAAACTGTTTAAGATACAAGAAAAGACGCCAGTAAGATATCTATCTGGTGTTGGTAAATCAAGTAATTATGATGGGGGCGAACTAGGTTCGACTGACAGGGATAGAGGCGAGTAGAATTATCGGATGACTGCGTAATAGGTCAAAACTCGTAAATGCAAACGATAACAATGCATATGTAGATTACGCTATCGCAGCTTAATCGTACTGAGTTTCGGTGGTGTACTTGGAAACAGAAACACCACCACTTAATTATGAAGAGGATATCATGAAGGAATTTATATTAGTTATTACGATGTGGGGTATTGATGCTGGTGGTGATGACAACTATATTGGTCAGATTGCACTACAACAACCTATGACAAAACCACAGTGTGAATATATGATGGATGAGAAAATGTGGAAGCCCACTTACGAGAATGAATATTTTTATATGAAGGGACATTGCTTTCCAGCAGAATGTTCTGGTAAAGAGCAGTGTACAGAGTAACAGGATATTTTAAAGACCACAAAGTGGTTAGACACTTTGTTGACCTGTACGATGCTATTGATTTTAAGGATAGTGTGGATGCACATTATCCATTGAGACTGACGATGAAAAAGGTAATTGATATGCGAGAATTTATATATGATGCATGGAATGGTGTTATGAATATGGATAAAAATCCATTGAGACATATTCCAGATACAGCAACCAGACACATGGTATTGCAAGTATTAGCATGGATGTGGTGTATAGTGTTTTCTTTTTATGTTGGTAGTTTCTGGGTATTTGGTATTAGTGCAGTCGCACACATTTTTTTACTTGCTGCAATCGTAATCACAGTCGCAACCTTTGAAACTGCAAAACGTAGACCTACATTCTTTCAAGACTTCCCAACATCCACACCAAGTCGTAGTAGAACAATGTACTACAATGGTAAGAAGATTCAACTAGACCCACAGGATAAAGGTGGTGAACATGAATAAGTTCAAACAATGGTGGCACGCTACTGATTCAATTGAGATGGTTCTATTCGCAACCATCTGGAGTCTATTTGGATATGGTGCGTATGTAGTGATAGTTGAATTAATAGATAGGGTGATGCCTTAATACATCCGTGTAGACCCACGGTTAGTCTGCAACTTTATTTTAAACAGGATATATAAATGGAAAAATTGATGACACCTAAGAAATTCTCTCTCGCAGTGGAAGCGGTAGTACAAGAATGTGGTTGTTCTCACATGGAAGCAGTACTAGACTATTGTGAGAAAAACAACATCGAACCAGATACAGTAAAACCCCTTATCACAAAATCTCTCAAAGAGAAGATTGAGTGCAATGCAAGGGATTTACATTATTTACCCAAAGTCGCACAGTTGCCAATCTGATGGAAGCATATGACGCATACAAAGTATATCATGCGTTGAAACTTCACTTTACTAGTAACTACGACTATGCAAAATATAATGGTAAGGCGAATGTGAGTGTGGACTCGTTCTTAAAACGAAAGGACAGACCCTTCTTTGGTCGTGTTGCACGAAAGTACAAAGACGATACCAAGGACTTCTTCATATCCAACTTTATAGTCAATCCCAAAGGCTGGGTTGGAAATTTTAACGATGAGAATTATTTGAACTGGAAGAAAAGAAATCAATCCCTCAAGTATAATTACAAATCAGAACTTACAGAGTTATTCAACAAGGTTGAAACCTTTGATGATATCTTTGCTAGTGAAGGACAACATCCCTTGTTGTTAAAACAATTCATGTCTAAGAAGACTTCAATGGAGACAGTAGCGATACTGGAATCACTTCTTGGGTTTTGTAGCAGATTCGATAAACAGATACAGGAAACAATTGTATGGCCCGATAGAAAAAAACTGATAAAAAATTACAGTAACCTCTTGACAAATGACGTAAATGAGTATAGGATAATAACAATGCAGTTAGTAAAGGAGCATTTCAATGACTGATTCAGTCGCAAAAGAACGAGACTTCTATCGTGCGAAGCTCGAACAATCCCAAGGTCGTATCCGTAATCTGGAACACGACTTGGCAGAACTTCAGACAAGGGATAAAATCCTTTCTGAAAGGGTGAAGCATCTTGCTTCTAACCCACCTCGTAGACCAAGGAGTCGTTATGCACGACACTAGGTCTTACAAAATATTCCAAGGCGGTTATGTCATCCCAGCAAAGGATGACAGGCCTGCCGACTATGTGAAAGCAAAACCACCTGTATTTCATTGTCAAGTATTTAATGGAAAACAGACTACTGCTTTCTTTACTAGAAAAACATATGCCGAAGCAAAACGTGAAGGAGAGGAGTCAATGAAACTTGGAAGTTGAACTTGTAGACCATATGGGTGATGACCTCTCTGTAGTAAATGCAGCGAGGGTATCCTTTGGTAAAAAGAAAACACAGTTTGAACACGGTGACCTCAAACTGATTAGGTTTCTCGCAAGAGAAGACCACTGGAGTCCTTTTGGACACGCATCTATGCAGTTCCATATTAAGGCACCAATTTTTGTCGCAAGACAATTAGTTAAACACCAAGTAGGTTTGGTGTGGAACGAAATATCCAGAAGGTATGTAGATGACGAACCAGAATTCTATATTCCAAATGA